CTGAAGACAACGCTCGTAACGATACGGAAAACCGAAGAATATCTTCAAAAGAACAGATAGAAGGTTTGAAGATCGGCAAGGATATAGCAGAGGATTTATTGAGTGAGTAGAGCCTCAGATAACGTGTTGGAGTATCTGAGAAAAGCCATTAGAGAGCAGATGAACGAGTATACCGATCATGTTGCTGGCGGTGCTTGCAAAGAATATAGTGAATACACCAAAAGCTGTGGCATCATAGAAGGATTAGCTATAGCTGAAAGGGAACTCCTAGATCTCCAAAAGAGGATAGAGGAGGACTGAATCTCCGCATAAGGCGGTGCAACGCGACTCTGGACGCGAATTTCCAGTGCAGGAGAAACTAATGAGTCAGTCATTAGCAAAAAACGAGGAAGAGCTTCCCTCCGAGGAGGAAGAAGCTACCCGCAAAGCTAAACAGCTACCCCAGCCTAGAGGATATAAAATCCTGATTGCGCTGCCAGAGCCTGATGCAAAGACAGAAGGCGGCATACTAAAAGCCACCGAAACGCTGCACAACGAAGAAATAGGATCTATTGTGGGCATGGTTCTAGAACTAGGGCCAGATTGCTACAAAGATCCACAGCGATTCCCTTCTGGGCCGTCATGCAAAGAGGGCGACTGGATATTGATGAGATCTTACTCAGGAACCCGATTTAAGGTTCATGGCAAAGAGTTTCGTTTAATCAACGACGATAGCGTAGAAGCAGTCGTTGAAGATCCAAGGGGGATAGTTAAGGTATGAGTGAAGCGCAAGAAAACATGGAGTTTGAAGAAACGTCAGCAGAAGATAAATTCTTTGGCGTAAAAAACACCATAGGCAAAAAACAGGACGATCAGGAAGAAACAGAATCATCTGCTGAGTTTGAGGTGGAGCTGATTGATGATCGCCCGGAAGAAGATCGCAGACCACCTAAAGTTGAGCCGGAAAGTGAAGAGTCTGAAGAAGATGAAGAGCTTTCGGGATATAGCGAGAAGGTTCAGAAGCGAATCAACAAACTCAAGTATGAGCAGCATGAGGAGCGCAGAAGGCGAGAAGAAGCCGAAAAGATGCGCGAAGAGGCCGTTCTGTATGCTCAGAATGTTCTGAATCAAAACAAAGAGTATGAATCGCTGATTAACAAAGGCGAGGCTGCTCTGGTTGGTCAGATCAAGCAAAAGGCTCAGTTAGCGTTAGAAGCCGCTAAGACCTCTTACAAGAGGGCTTATGAAGAAGGCAACACAGATGGGATTGTGTCAGCACAAGAAACTCTGAATCGAGCGCAGTCTGAGTTCATGGAAGCTGAGAAGTATGAGAATAATCTTGCAAGGCAGCAAGAGACAATGGCTCAACAACCTCAACAACAGCCTCAACAACAGTATGTTCCTCAACAACAGCCACAACAGCCTCAAAGGGTTATACAACCGGAGGCGAAAGCATGGTCAGAGCAGAATCCTTGGTTCATGCAGCCGGGATACGAAAAGATGACCAGCTTGGCTCTTGGTATACACGAGGAACTGAAAAAGCCTGAATCTGGAGTGATTGTAAACTCTCAAGAGTATTACAACATTGTTGATGCAGAGCTAAGACAAAGATTTCCAGAACATGATTGGCCGGGAAAAAGCGATACAGATGGGCGTAACGCACCTGTGACGGTCAATCAACCCTCGACGGTGGTGGCACCACAAGTTAGAAATAACGGAGCCAAACCGCGCAAAGTACAGCTCGCGCCCAGCCAACGCGCCCTCGCCAAGCGACTTGGACTTACCAATGAACAGTATGCAGCACAACTCTTGAAGGAGGGTAGAACATGACTGAAGAGCGCACACCAAGAACTAACGAAACGCGAGAAGCGTCTACTAGATCAAATGACTCATGGGTTCCAGCGTCTATATTGCCTGATCCAGAACCACAAGATGGTTATGTTTTCAGGTGGATAAAGACTAAGGTTCTAGGGGAATCTGATAACGTCCATGTATCACGGATGTTCAGGGAAGGATGGCAACCTGTAAAAGCAGAGGATCATCCAGAACTACAGCTTACATCCGACATTGGCACTCAATTTGAGGGAAATATAGAAGTAGGTGGTTTGCTTTTATGTAAAGCACCAGAAGAAAAAATGAAGGCTAGAGAGCGTCATTTTGATCAACTAGCTTCCCAGCAAATGCAATCAGTAGACAATAACTTCCTGCGAGAAAACGATCCTCGTATGCCTCTCTTACAACCAGAGAGAAGCTCACGGGTATCTTCATTTGGCAAGGACTGATCTCTGGCAAGGGGTTAGTCGTTAACTAAAGGAGGCCGAATATGGCTACCGTTGCAACCCCTATGGGTGCAGAACCAGTTAATACGCTAAGTGCTAGTGGCTCTTTCACGGGTAAAGTTCGTCACATTAAAATAGCGTCTGGTTACGGCACAGGAATTTTCTATGGTGACTTTGTTAAGCTTGTTAACACTGGCACAGTAGAAAAAGACACAGGCACTTCTTCACTTACACCAGTAGGTGTATTTGTCGGGTGCTCTTACACTGACCCAAGCACGAGTCAGTTAACTTTCAACCAACAGTTTCCAGCAAGCACTGCTGCGGATGACATCGTGGCTTATGTCGTTGATGATCCTAATCTCGTTATGCAGATGCAATCTTCTGGTGTTCTGTCTCAAACGGAGCTGGGCAACAATATTGCTGTTGTTCAAACTGGTGGATCTACTTCAATCGGACGTAGCAAGAACTCCCTTGGAGACACTGGAGCTACGACCAACACGCTTCCGATGCGAATCATTGAGTTCGTTGACGGGCCAAACAGTGCAGTTGGTGATGCGTTTACTGACGCTCTCGTTTTCTTTAACGTGGGCCACCAGTACACAAACACCACTGGCGTATAAGGGGGATTAAGACATGGCAATTTCTAGAGCGCAAATGCTTAAAGAACTCCTGCCGGGGCTTAATGCTCTTTTTGGTTTGGAGTATGAAAAGTACGAGGATGAGCACACTCTCATTTATGAGACTGAAAGCTCAGATCGTAGCTTTGAAGAAGAGGTCAAGCTGTCAGGGTTTGGGGCAGCTCCTGTTAAGCAAGAAGGTTCTGCAATCTCTTATGATTCAGCACAAGAAAGCTTCACAGCCCGATACAATCACGAAACGATTGCTATGGGATTCTCGATCACGGAAGAGGCGATGGAAGATAATTTGTATGACTCACTGTCTGCACGTTATACCAAGGCTCTTGCACGAGCGATGGCTTACACAAAGCAAGTTAAAGCAGCAAACCCTCTTAACAATGGTTTCAACACATTCCAATCTGGAGATGGTGTATCGCTGTTTAACGCATCTCACCCGCTTGTGAATGGCGGCACGAATGCAAACCGTCCGTCCACCGCTGCGGATTTGAACGAAACGTCACTAGAAAACGCGATCATTGAGATCGCTGCTTTCACGGATGAGAGAGGTCTTTTGATCGCTGCTCGTCCTACGTCACTGATCGTTCCTCCAGCTTTGATGTTTACGGCAGAAAGGCTGTTAGAAACCGCACAAAGGGTTTCTACGGCTGATAACGACATCAACGCTATCCGCAACATGGGAGCGATCCCCGGCGGTTATGCGGTCAATCACTACCTGACTGACACCAACGCTTTCTTCTTGATGACTGACGTACCTAACGGTATGAAGCATTTTGAAAGAACTGCTTTGGAAACCAGCATGGACGGTGACTTTGACACTGGTAACGTGCGTTACAAGGCGAGAGAAAGATACTCGTTTGGGGTATCTGATCCACTCGGAATTTACGGTTCACCGGGAACCAGCTAATTCCATTCATGAGGGCCACTCTGGGAAACTGGAGTGGCTCTTATTTTTTTCCTGACTAATTGTTCCACATGGAACATTAGACACTAGCCAAGACAGGAGATAATAATGGCTAATACTACTTTCACAGGCCCGATTCGTTCCGAGAAGGGCTATCAACAGATTTCTAAAAACGCAACCACTGGTGCCATAACGGTAACGTCTGGCGACAAGTGGGCAACCGAAGCGACTGCAAGTGCTGGTATTGAAGGTACTGCTGCTGTTTATGTTACTCAGGTAAATCGCCTAAAGAGCGATGTGGACACCAATGTAAACATTGTTAAGTCAACGATCATGATTGACCTGACGGGCCTAAAGGATGGTGATACCGCTGGAGATATTATCGGCAAAGACGGATCTGGTGTTGCGTTTATTGGTAGGGTTACTACAGCAAACCAAGGCACAGTATTCGGTGTAACGATGACCTGTGTTGAGACTCCCGCTGGAGGAAGCACAGACATTGACCTGTTTTCCGCTACAGAGGGAACTGGTGTTAATGATACTGCTATTGGTGATCTAACCGAAACTCAAATAATCAACGCTGGAGCGGCTTCTGCTGGCACTGTAGTTGCTGGTGGAGACATAGCTGCTGATCAGTATTTGTATCTCGTAAGCCAAGGCACTGGTGATGCCACTTATACCGCTGGACGTTTCTTGATTGAAATTACAGGGTTTGACGCAGCATCCTAAAGGAGTGAATCATGGCTGATGCAGTAACTACACAAACCATACAAGATGGAGCAAGTACGGCCATCTTTAGGTTTACAAACATAAGTGACGGCACTGGTGAATCCGCTGTTGCAAAGATTGATGTTTCTGCTTTGTCAAAAGACCCTATGACTGGTGCATCATGCACTGGAGTTACAATTCAAAAGATTTACTACTCAACCATAGGTATGGGCGTAAGGATTTTGTTTGATGCCTCTTCGGACGTTATGGCTTGGCAGTTAAATGCCGATTGGTCAGATACTTTGGATTTCTCTGATTTCACAGGTATACCTGACTCTAAGCCAAGCGGAACCACTGGTGATGTTTTATTCACCACAGTAGGCCACTCCAATGGTGATGTTTACAACATAATCATGCAAGTTAGGAAGGTATACTAATGGCAAAGCTTGAAATATTTGTTAGTGGAGTGTTCGGCAAAACTGGCGAAGATGCTTATCAGATCGGTAGTAAAAACGAAGATGGTGAGTATGTCGCTGTTTCTGGGGATGTGTTTGTCAAGGCAGATGCTGAAGCTGCGTTGAAAGACATGGCACCAGAAGAGAAGAAAGCTCCAGCTAAGAAAGCTGCACCTAAAAAGGCAGCACCTAAAAAATAATCTCTATGGCTAGGAACTACAAAAGAGAATACAAGAAGTTCCATTCCAAGCCTGAAGAGAAAAAGAGAAGGGCTGGCAGAAATGCCGCTAGAAGGAAAATGGCTTCTTCTGGAGCTGTTTCTAAGGGGGATAAGAAAGATGTCCACCATAAAGACGGAAACGCTCGTAACAACAGGAGAAGCAACCTTCGGGTTGAGTCCAGATCAAAGAACAGATCGAGAAAGAAATGAGTTTGACTGAATCAGAAAAAAACAGACTGAAGAAGGTTGGTTTGTCTGGTTTAAACAAACCCAAAAGAACACCTAAGCATCCCAAGAAAAAAGCAGTTGTTGCTGTCAGGGATGGCGAGAAAATGAAGATCATTCGGTTTGGTGATCAGAAGATGGGTCATAACTACAGCCCAGAAGCCCGTAAGAGCTTCAAGGCTCGTCATGCGAAGAATATAAAGAAGGGGCCAACAAGTGCCGCATACTGGGCAAATAAGGTTTTTTGGGCCGGTAAAGGCGGGAGCAAAAAGTCTCCTCCTAAATCACAAAAACAAAAGTTCGGTAAGTCTTAATGCCGATCAGTAGGGCGCAACAGAAAAAACAAATATCATCAGCTCCTGCAAAAAGAAAACAGGCCAAAGTTAAAAAGGTCATGAAGGAGTTTAAGTCAGGCAAGTTAAAGTCTGGAGGCTCTGGCAAAAAGGTCAAAAACAAAAAGCAAGCTATCGCAATCGCGCTATCTGAGGCTGGGCTTTCCAAGAAGAAAAGGAAGAAGAAGTAATGGCTACAAGCGGCACACATACTTTCAATCTTGATCTTTCTGACGCTATAGAAGAGGCGTTTGAGAGGGCGGGGTTGGAATTGCGTAGTGGCTATGACTACAAGACAGCAAGAAGAAGCATTGATCTGTTGATGCTTGAATGGCAGAACCGTGGTTTAAATTTGTGGACTGTGAAGTTCGGCACACAGACGTTGACTGCTGGCACTAATACATACTCTCTTGATGCCAAGATATTTGACATTGTTGAGGGGTTTTTGAGAACAGACTCTGGAGATACTGATAAGCAGTTTGATCAAAGCATGACTAGGATCTCTGTGAGTCAGTACTCTCACTTGTCAAACAAACTAACTCAGTCTAAGCCTCTTGAGTATTATGTTGAAAGAACGCCAGATGGCATAACGATAAATTTATGGCCCACACCTGACGATCAGGAAACATATATATTTGCTTACTACTACATGGAGCGAATAGAGGATAGCGGATCGCCAGCAAGTAATAACATGGATGTACCAGCTAGGTTTTTGCCCTGCTTGATATCTGGTTTGGCTTTCCAGTTGAGTTTGAAGTTCCCATCAGCGGCAAATCGCATGGAAGCTTTGAAAGCTGATTATGAAGAACAATGGATGATGGCGGCTGACTCTGCTAGAGAGAAAGCTTCTCTGTTCATAGCACCCGGAGGTTACAGATATTGAGCTTCGCTAGTGGTAAATATGCTTACGGATTTTGCGATCTAACTGGGTTTCGCTATCCATTAAAAGATTTAAAACCAGAAATAAAAAATGGTAGGCCAACTGGTCTGCTTGTAGGGAAGGACGTTTGGAGTCCTGATCAGCCTCAACTTCATTTGGGAAGAGTGAAGGTTAACGATCCTCAAGCTTTGAGGAATCCAAGGCCAGATCAGTCGTTAGAAGAAAGTAGGGCGTTAGCTGCCTTTGATCCTGTTGGTAATGACGCTGTATTTATGCGGGGCGAGGTTGGTATTGCGCGAGTGGTTATAAGCTGATGGCTTTTACATTCACCACCCTAAAGACGGCGATACAAGACTACATGGAGACATCTGAATCCACGTTTGTCACTAACTTGCCTGTCATCATAACTCAGGCTGAAAACAGGATATTGAAGTCAGTGCAACTGCCTGATTTTAGAAAGAATGTTACTGGCACAACAACGAGCGGTAACGAGTATCTTTCTACACCATCAGATTTTTTGGCAGTGTACTCAATAGCTATTGATAATAGTGGTTATGAGTTTTTGATCCAAAAGGATGTTAACTTTATTAGAGAGGCGTACCCTGTTGCCTCTACCACTGGCATACCAAAGTATTACGGTCTGTTTGATTCAAACACGTTTATTCTTGGGCCAACGCCTAATGCAAACCTAACGAGTGAGCTACATTATTTTTACAAGCCGGAGTCAATAACTGTTGCGGCTAGTGGCACAAGCTGGCTTGGTACGAATGCAGAAAGTGCTTTGCTATATGGATGTTTGGTTGAAGCATCAACCTTTCTAAAAAGCGAACCAGACATGATGCAAGTTTATAATGCTAGATATGAAACGGCACTGAATGACATCAAGGCCTTGGGTGAGGGATATAATACAACAGATAGCTATAGGGCTGGCGCAGTCAGGGTAGCTCGGTAATGTCTTTCTCTTCATTTGAAGTTGGCAAAGTGGATGTGACAACCACTCAAAACATGGGTCACGATCCAGATTTTTGGGCAGAGCAAGCTACGAAAAGAATAGTAAGCATAGGTGGCAACTGCCATCCGATCATTGCCCAGCAAGCAGAAGCTTTCAAAGAAGCGGTGCTACAACAGATTTCATATTACATGAAAGAGGCGATCAAGAGTGATCGGACAACCTTGATAGCAGAGTTAGAAAACCAAGGCCAACAAGAGATGGCTAACATTTTAAGGAGACTATAATGGCTATATCTACAGCTATGTGTACCTCGTTTAAGCAGGAAATACTTGTTGGAACTCACAACTTTACTGCTACTACAGGTAACACTTTTAAACTTGCGTTGTTTACGAGCAGTGCATCTTTGGGGGCAAGCACCACGGCGTTTGCTA